GCTGTTGTATAAACTGTATAATTCTGTAGTACTTAATGTTAATGTGCTAATTATGTTGTCATCATTAAATTGAAATGCCGCACTTTTCTCACCTGTTGTGGCCGCTCTGTTTGGCACAACTTTAAACTTACCACCTTTAGGATCATAGGTAAAATATGTTGCAGAGTTTTGACAAATTCTATCAATGTTGTCTTTGACATTTTGATATGTTGACAACATACCATCAATTTGCCATCTACTATGTTGTAGTGTTACATTAGCACTGGTGTTATAATCAACTTGAGTGTTAGCATAATCATACATGTCATTGAAACTGGTTAAGTCTAAATCACCACTGCTTATTCCTGCACCATATCTGCTGTTTTGCAAATAATCTAACAACACATTAGCAGGATTTGTTAAACTGTTAGAAATATCAAAACTCCAACTGCCAATACCTGTTAAATTGTTTTCTGGATCATAGTCTACTTCAATAACAGCATACACAAGATCATCATAATTTGTATTTGCTGTGATTGTGCTACAAAGTGTTTGTGCCGCTACTTTAACACCTAGTTCTGGGAATATTTGGTTAGCACTGCTTTGTGCATTACCGGCATATACTCTACAACGTAACTTGTTTGCAACATTATTAGTACTTGTGGCATTTGTATCTGTAATACTACTGACATTAGGTGATGTAGCACTGCCATATCCACCTGGGAAGTTTAGTGTGGCATCTCCCCTATAAATTTTATTAATTGAATAAGAACCAGTGTCTGTTTTTTCACCAATTACAGTTACATATACCATTGTGTTGTTACGGTTTTTAATTTCTGCATCCACGGCAATAGAACCAGTAACGTTACGTCCATAGAACACAGGTACTCTGTTGTCTGTGCTTGGCCCTAGTGCTACTTTAACACCTGGATCTTTGCTTTGTTGTACACCTGGTGTTTTAAATACACCTGTAACTTTAGCAGTTGCTACTGCTAGTCCACCTGCTACTAGTCCTGCAACCAATGTACCTGTTGCTGTTAGACCTATACCTGCTATTGTGGCAAAAGCCGCACCTGAGGCAGCGGCAAAACCTAAACTACTTGCAACTATGGCGCCAATTGTACTAAAAATTGCCATTAATTTACACCCTCATACATATAATTGCGTTCTACTTTATTCCAACCTCTTTTTTCAAGGTCAAAGTCTGGTGATATTTCCATTAATGTTAACATAAATGCATCTATAACACCTGCTTCATGTAATTTTTTACCATATTCTTGGTATTTCTTTAACAATTTATAACCTAGTGTGCTGTTTCTAGCACATGGCTCTACCCACCATGCTAATTCTCTTAACACTTTGACATGTGGTAGCCAAGGGTCACTGTTGATATATGCTATCAACATGCCCTCAACACGGCTATCTTGTTCTCCTACAATAATCACCCCATTGTTCATTACTTCACACAACAATTTTCTCACATATTGATCATCATACTGCGGATTATGATGTGCTGACAGTGGAGATGAATTTGCAAATTCAATCATCATTTCCATAATTCTGTCAAAATCTTGTATTGTTGCTCTTCTAATCATTTTATCTCAACTGTTGGTTTCTACCACCGCCGCCTCCACGGCCTCCACCGCCGCCTCCGCCACCGCCTCCGCCGCCGCCATAGCCACCGCCGGTGCCTGAGAATTCTCTACCAAAGTCAAACTGTACCTGCATAAGTTCTGGTACTCTGTCAAATGTTTGATCATTTGAATAAAACTTGCGTCTGTCTTGTGGTGCTGTTCTTTGTCCTGATATTTTATTTTCCAGCAGTGTGTTTATACTGCTACAACTAACAACTATTTGGTTTGTGTTAATGCCTTCTAATACGTCTAAATTTTCTTCTATGGCGTAATTTGTAATAAGTCCTTTAAATCTTTGATATACATTTGAACTGTCTACACTTAGATCATCATTTAAAAATGCTCTGTACACAGTTACTTCACCACCTTTTACAGGTGATGCTAAAATCAAACTTAAATAATCTTGGTCACTGGGTATACCACTCAAACTGATATTGATATCACCATTTGTGGTTTTGATATCTTCTTGAATTTGACCTAATTGTAGAAATGCACCTAACTCTGTATAATCATTTGAATTATAAGTTATAGGTTTATAAGCATTGCTTATATAATAAACAGTGCCATCTAAATCTAAGTCAATCAGCAAACAGTGTTTGATGTTGTTAACACCATCTACTGCTGGTATACTTCTTGCCATTACTGTATAACCTCAATAAGTTGAAAGTCTGTGTTAAACTCTACTCTGTCATATGGTATCACACTGTATAACGGTTTAACAATCATTTTTACACGCCATGTAACATTACTGCCTAGCAGTATGCCTTTACCACTAACACTATAACCACTTTGTTCTATAAATCCTCTGTGAATAGGCACTGTAACACTTGTTGCGTTCCAAGTTACATCTGATGTCACTTGATAAGGATATCTGTAGTTACTGCCTAACTGTATAAAGTCACCTTTCTTTAACACTGTACCACTACCTGTTGCACTTGTGGTATTTAAAACTATGCTGGTGTTACTTGCACTGGTTACTGTTGGTGAACCACCAAAGCCTGAGCCTTGCAATGCAGTTATATAACTTAAACCTGTATTTGTACTACCAATATCAATTTCTTCTTCTACTGTTCTATCTAATCTATCTAATTCTTCTAATAAGGCGCGGTTGGTGCTGTAGGTTAAACCACTATGCATACCAACAGTAAATCTGTATGGCACAGCACTGGCTACTTCAGCAGTGAGTATTCTACCACTTCTTGATATTGTTTGACTGGCAACTTTGGTTTTCTCAAATGTGATAAATTGTGCGTTATCTATAATTGTTTGTATGCTCATTAGCCTGGTACCCTCCTAGCACCTACTCTGGTTAGGTTGTAAATATATTCTGGATCTCTGGCTAACGCCATTCTAAAACTTTGTACATCCACTGCGTTAATGTTGTATGTGATGTTAGTACCTCTACCACCACCAAGTATTTGTGCTGTTTCATCTGTGCCTGTTACTCTGGCTGGACCATTCACAATCTCAGGTCCTCTCTCTCCTGCTATACCAAATTGTCCTGCAGGTATGTAACCACCTTCTGCAAAGAAGCCGCCAAATATACTGCCTGCTCCGCCAAACAAACTCATAAAGATTCTGTTTGCCTGCATTTTAATGATTTCTTGTAGCAGTGATTTAAACAAGTCTTTGAAACTTAATTTACCTGTTTCAACAAATCCTAATATAGCATTTTCAAATCCTGTAGCCATTGTGTTAAACAAGTTGGTAGCATAAGCGGCTTCATCTTTTACATTTTCTGTAAAGTTAGCAACTGCTTCTTGCCAGCCTGTTGCAAAACTGGTTGCTTGTTGATAATTTGCATCTTGTAATTGTTTTATTTTGTCTATTTGTTCATCATACAAATCATTTATTTCTGCAATTCTTTCACCTTGCAATCTGAGATTTTCTGCTTCATCTTCTGCTAATTGTAATGCTGTGATTTCTGCTATTGCATCTCTTCTTTCTGCTTCTATGTCTGCAATATCTCTGCGTTGTTCTTTTTCTCTTTCACTAAGACCAAACAGTTGTTGTTCTAATTGTAATTCAGCCATTTTGTTTTCTAGATCAGCACGGCTTTCTTCAACTGTATCTCTAGCAGTTTGTAAATTTCTTTCTATGAGATCAAGTAATCTTTCTCTGGCTTTTTCTTGTTCTTTGAGAGCATCTTCTTGTTCATCTTCAGTTGCTAATTGTTCTCTACGCAACCTTAATATTCTTTGGCTTCTGGTTTCTTCAGCGGTATCATTAGTTGGAGTGTCTCCTGTTGTTGGTGTACCTGGTGTTTGATCTGGTGCAGTTGGTAAATTTAAATCTATATCACCACCTGCGGCACTGATATCATCTAAGCCTTCTAGGGTATCATCAAACTCTGCATTCATTGCCACAATGGCGGCTGTTGCCGCGGCAATACCTGCACCTACTTTGACTAAACCTACACCTGTAACACCTTGTAACAGAGTACCTGCTACATAAGCGGCTCTAATTGCTTTAGCAAAGTTAACCATTGCAACTGTGATGTTAACTATCTGTGTGGCAATAGCGGCGGCAAAAGCGGCTGCCAATAATTTTGCTAAAAACTCTACATTATCTGCGGCTAACTTAATAAGTCCTGCTAACTTACTGAATAATCCTGTTTTTTGTTCTATTTCTGTAAACAGTGTGACCAATTCATTCTTGATCATTTGGAAACTTTCTGCTAGTGTGGCTGTTGTGGTACCAAATTGACTGTCAATGGTATCACTCATATCTTCTGTGGCGGCTACAATAACATCTGCTGTTAAGGCACCTTCAAATGCCAATTCACGCATCTCACCTATTGTAACACCTAATTGATCTGCCACTGCCCTCATAAACACAGGGTTGGCTTCCATGATACTGTTAAATTCATCACCACGCAATACGCCTGATGCTAATGCTTGACCAAACTGTCTAATAGCACCAGCACTTGCGTTTGCATCAGCACCTGATATCTTTAACGCACTAGAGAATGTTTGTGATATTCTTGCTACTTCTTCTTGTGTTTTGCCCATATCAGCAGTAGCAACTCTCAAGTTGGCAAACAAGTCAGCAACATCACCTATGCCACTTCTTGTTTCTTCTGCTACTCTTCTAACTAGATCAAAACTTTTTCTGGCTTCTTCATTACTTGAAGCAACACCTCTCAATCTGTTTTGTAATGCAAGTGCTTGGTTACCAAAGTCTACAAAAGCACCAATACTGATTGCACCTGCTAAGGCTGCAAATGCACCTTTAAGTCTACTAACACTGGCAGTACCTGTGTCTCCAAACTTTTTGACATCACTTTCTGCTCTCTTGATATTTTTGTTAAACTGTCTATCATCAAGCGTTAATATAACTTTAACATTCTTTGCCATTATAAATTCCTCAGCCTATTTGCTATAAAATCTGCATACGCATCTATGGCAGGATCTGTCATTCCTTCTGGTGCTTGTTTACTCCATCCCTCATCTAACCTACCTGCATACGGATAATTTGCAATTATCTTTTTTTGCGTCCTTTGTGTATTTCTTTGAGCATTGCCGGTATCTTTAGGCGTAATTCTTTTGTAATACTTGCCTGTGTCATTCCACGCACGGTGACACCCTTTATCTATTTTGTCAAGTATTCTTTTAAATGCATTTGTATCAACTTCTAACATTTTTTAACGCCCTATGTAATGTGCCTTCATCATAGAAATCACTTGGTTTCTTGTTTTTCTTATCATGTAGAAATTTGTTATAACTCATTGCTACATCATAAACATGCAGATCTAATGTGTCTGCTTGATCCAGCACTTGGGAAGGCAACATGCCGTATCTTTCACCAAGGTTGTCTAATAATAAACAGTAACTGAGTTCACTGCTACCTTCCTCAAATGAACCTGCTGTTACTTTCCCAGTTGTTCAACAACCTTGTTTACACAAGCCAATAACACTTTAGTAGGCAACACCTTATCATCAACCAATACTTTATTACCATCTTCATCAAGTATAAGTTCTTGACAAAAATCAAGTAATTCAGGGTATTGTTCTTGAGTCATGTTTGCAAATTTTACAAACTTATTGAGGGGTTGTCTGTCAAAGCACCAAAACTCAATAGCATCTTCATACTGTTCTCTGATTTCTGGCGTGTCTACTTCAACTTTGATTAGTTGAGGCTTGTGAGCTAAATCTTGTATTTTCATATCTTTATTCCTTTATATCTCTATTTTGTAAATGATGAACTGCTGTTAATAAAAACGCAATTCTGCTTTTGACTTTTTTCAAGTCTGCCTCAGCACAAGTGAGTTCACTCTTGCTCTTGGCTATCTCCATCTCCAGAGTCTTCATGATCTCCTGATGGGTCAAATTGTTCCATATCTGCATGTTCTTTCTCTATATCTGTATATTTATGTGAATCACCGTAAAACGCCTTTACATCACTTGTTTTGATTTGTTCTTTACAAACAATGATATGCTTGCCTTTATGGTGTTCAAACATTGTTTTAAATTTGTGACTGTTTAACACAGCCTTTTGTTTATCTGTAAACATGTAATATCCTCATAAAAGATGCTTACAGGGCAAAGCCCTGTAAGACATCATATTATTTAAACAAGTTTAAACAACAAACTGCTCATATGAGCCGTCCACTAACACTTCTAGCGGGCTCACCCAGACTGGCGCCGTAGGTGACACCGTTGGGGCTAATCCACTTAGATAACCTTCACCTTGTACAAAGTAGTCACTTGAGTTAGTACCATTCATATATAACCTAAAGTAAACTTTGGTTTTTTCATTGGTAATCTCCCAAACTCCTGCAGTATCACCAGCACCATCAAAGAATGCTACTGTATCTAATACCATATTTAATGATATGCTGTTTGTACTAGGAGTTGTTACTATTTGTTGACTAGGACTATCTAATTCCTCCCAAGTAAATGTGCCCGGTGTGGCCTGGATGGTCACATCTTGTAAGGCCGGAACTGTCAACACATTTCCTGTATCAGCCATGGCCGCGTTTGCGTTTGCAAATGTACCACTAGCATTAATGTCTAGTGATACAAAACTTGCTTGTTCATTAACTACTATTCTAGCCATTGCTTATCTCCTGTTATGCTATATTTTGTTAAATGTAAAATCAAACTGATATGTCAACTTATCACCATTAAATGAACTGGTCATATCACAATTTTTGTAAATTTGACCTGCAATAGAATTTTTACTATTGATCACTGCTGTAGTTATAGTGTCTATATCAGTAATAGGGTTTTTTGCATCTATTGTTAGGTATCCAGTAACAGTTGTTTGGATGTCCTCAACATGATTAAAATCAAGTGTTTCCACTAATGGTTCTCTGATAATATTGTCCTCATCTAGGTATAATTTCTTCATGTTTTTCTCATAAAGAGGTTCACCTGCTGAATCCCAGGGGAGTTCAGAACTTACACTAACACCGGAACTGGCCAATGCTACATCTAAGTTAGATTTCAAATCATCTCTATACGCCATTATGATACCCTTGCAGTTGCTCTTTTACTTCTTGTGCGTCTGGTTGATTGATATGTAACCATTTTTTCTGCATCTGTAACACTACCACTGCCATCTGCATCATACCAAGTAAAATCACTCATTAATTCATCAAAGAGTTCATTGAACTTCTTCTCAAAAAATTGAATTTTTTGTACTTCTGCAGATTCAGGGTTGCCAAAATCAGCAACCTTTGGTAGTATATACATATACAGTGCACCATATGCACATAAATCTGTAAAATCACTTTTTCTTGATGTAATTTTATCAGGATCAAAGTCTGGTACTGTGTTAATATCAAACGCAGTACCAGTATAACTTAGATAATTTTTCCACTTGCTAGAAGCCTTAATTTTAGCATCAATTCTTCCAGTTGTTTTTGTGGTTAAATCCTCAATATAATTGTCAAGACTGCCAGGGGCATCAGGCACATTAGTAAAATCAAGTTCATTTGCTTCAAAGATACGCTGATCTTTGTCTCTCACATCAAGAGCTTCTGCATAACTTATTACTGATCCACCGCTTATAATAAATGCCATTGTTATCCCCTAATTACTTTACGCAGATGC